CGATACATACAAGAAGGATGTAGACGAGATTGTTGCAAACGAACTGAAGTATGATTGGGAAGCTTTACGTGCCGACATTCTCACACATGGACTCCGACATAGCACTCTGTCCGCACAAATGCCTTCTGAGAGCAGTTCCGTTGTGTCAAATGAAACAAACGGAATTGAGCCACCTAGAGACTACTTGTCCATTAAGAAGAGCAAGAAGGGACCCCTTAAACAGATTGTTCCACAGTACAACAGTCTTAAAAATAATTACACTTTACTTTGGGATATGCGTGACAATCGCGGTTATATTAATGTGGTCGCAGTCATGCAGAAGTTCTTCGACCAAGCTATCTCTGGAAACTGGAGTTACAACCCAGAAAACTATCCAGACAACGAAGTCCCTGTGTCCGTGATGGCAAATGACTTTTTGACTACATACAAATACGGTTGGAAGACCAGTTACTACCAAAACACCCATGACATGAAGAGTGATGAGGTGGAGACAAAAGAGAGTGTTGATGATATAATCAGTCAACTATTATCCAAAGAGGAGGAAGTTTGTGAATCCTGTGCAATTTAGACTCAGTGCCGAAGAGAAGCCCGTCGTCGAAGGTATGACGGTCTTCAATGCCGAACAAGTTAATACTAAGAAACAACCGATGTTCTTCGGTAAACCTCTGGGAGTCCAAAGGTACGATTCATACAAATATCCTATTTTTGACAAACTGACTACACAACAACTTGGGTACTTCTGGAGACCTGAAGAGGTCTCCCTCCAGAAGGATCGTGCAGACTATCAAACACTTCGTCCAGAACAGAAACACATCTATACTTCTAACCTGAAGTATCAGATCATGTTGGATAGTATTCAGGGTCGTGGACCTGGGATGGCTTTCATCCCTTATTGTTCACTCCCTGAACTTGAAGCCTGTATGACAGTGTGGGAGTTCATGGAGATGATTCACTCCCGTTCATACACTTATATTATCAAGAATGTGTATGCAGATCCTTCAGAGATCTTTGACACCATTACAGAGGATCCTGCTATTCGCCGACGCGCTGAGAGTGTGACCGCTGCATATAATGAGTTTATCAACGCCGCACAGATGTGGGGTAGTGGTAATCAGTGGCGTCATGCAAATGAGGGTGTACCTGCAGCTAAATCAGAACTTTATGAACTCAAACGAAAACTATATCGTGCAGTCGCAAACGTCAACATCCTGGAAGGAATTAGATTCTATGTCTCCTTCGCATGTTCGTTCGCATTTGGTGAACTTAAACTCATGGAGGGATCGGCTAAAATCATCTCTCTTATTGCCAGAGACGAGAACCAACATCTAGTCATTACCCAAAACATCCTGAACAAGTGGCGTGAGGGTGATGATCCTGACATGAAACAAATTGTCAAGGAGGAAGAGGAGAACGTCTACCAGATGTTCCGTGACTGTGTAGAAGAAGAGAAGGCTTGGGCTGAATATCTGTTCAAAGATGGATCTATGATCGGTCTGAACGATAAACTCCTCTGTCAGTATGTTGAGTGGGTTGCCAATCGTCGTCTCAAGGCTATTGGTCTGAAACCTCTGTATAGTGTTTCTGCAAATAATAATCCTCTCCCTTGGACGCAACACTGGATCTCCTCTAAGGGTCTTCAGGTCGCGCCACAGGAGACTGAGGTGGAATCTTATGTCGTTGGTGGTATTAAACAAGATGTCAAGAAAGACACCTTCTCAGGGTTCAAACTCTGAGTGGAAGAAGAAAGCTCTTGCTGATCCTGATCTTGGGGAGAAAGATGTAGATATACTTCTACATGGCCCCAAGAGCATGGCTCAGGCTTTGAGGTTGAATGTATTATGGCTACGATATAGAGGGGGCTCTTGACCCCCTCTTTTTTTATGTGTAGAATAACTCTGCCAGGGTTGATGAGACAGCTATAAATAACTCTAAGATTATTAGAGATTATGGTTGAGGTAGATTATGAGAACCCTTGGATTTTTAAGGAACAACCTTTTTTATCTACGGATATTGGTGATTTTTTCGGCTTTGTCTATCGGATCACAAATCTTAAAAACGGAAGACAATACTTGGGACGCAAATACTTTTGGTCCTTCCGAAAGCCTAGAGGTAAGAGTCGGAGAGTTCGAAGTGAAAGTGACTGGAAGAAATACTACGGCTCAAGTGATGAACTTAATAGAGAAAGAGCTGAAATCGGGAACTCTTGTTTTAAACGAGAGATACTGAGCCTTCATGATACGAAAGGATGGGTGAACTTTGAAGAGACAAGACAGTTGTTCATTCACAACGTTTTGTCAGAATCCCTTGACGACGGTACACCCAAGTATTACAATAGCAACATCCTTGGTCGTTACATGAGGAAAGACTACTATGTTCGAAGAGATCAACAACAGTAATGATGATCTAGATCGAATGACAGATTATGTCCATGAGGTAATTGATTGGTCCAAGGATCGTATGCATACCTTGGTTGAGGATGAAGAGATCGATGATGCAACTGCAATCTACTTTGAGTTCTCTGAGTGGTATGATCCAAACGCCGAATTTGAAGTAGTCATTATCGATGAAGCCTTCAACAAACTAATGAAGGATATGTTTGACGAGAACATAAATAACTCAGATTGATTATCAGTCTTATGCTTTCTACCAAGTATCGTCTCCGTCTGGAGTTTATCTGCGACAGGATCGCAAAAGGGGCTCCAGTCGAATTAAGTGAGATGATCTGGGCAGAAAAACTGGCGAAGTCTAATGCGTCTGCCGCATCTATCCTGAGACAAGCCAGAAGGACCGCCAACAACCCTGAAATGGTCGAAGGTGGTCTTGATGACTTCATGAATAAAATGGATCTAGGAGACCCTGATCCCTCTAATCACAAGACGGGCTTTGATGGTCCCGACGATATTGTTGATTGGTTCACTCAAGAAAAACCAGACGACTGGAGACAACGGGACTAATGAAAACCTTCAAAGAGTTTTGCGAACAGTCTGCGCCTGACGCAAAGTATTATCGAAACTATTTGAATGATAGGCTCCCTGGTAGTGCTGGTCCAGAGAGACAGATGCCACTCATGCCTCCAAATATCAAACAGGATGCAAAAGATCAGTGGATGAAGTCAAGAGGTTTCCCTACGGCTAAAGCCAAAACTAAAACTAAAACGGCTTGACTAATGAAAACCTTTAAAGAGTTTTGCGAACAGGCTGCCCCTAGTCCTTTTGCCAATTACAAACCAGACGGTCCTGTAAAGGGGTTTGTAAGGGGTCTTGTCAATAAAGTTCAAAGTGGTATTCAAAACAAACTTCAAAGTATCAACAAGACTGCCACAAATTTAAGAATTGCGGCTGGAATTCATGATCCAGGCACGAATTACATTCAAAGGGAACTGGCTACTAGAATGGCAAAAATGAGATTAAGAGGTATTAATCCCGATAACCCATCTAGAATGCCGATCCAAAGAGATACCTCACCCGTTAAGGGCTCTCTTAGGTATGGATACAACAATCCTTATTTGAACAAAAAAGGATTTGGTGGAAGACCAACCACGGACGTTTGACAAACCTCCCAACACCTTGTATAATATCTGGGTACTCAAGTTTCAGTAGCTCAGTTGGATAGAGCATCTGCCTTCTAAGCAGTTGGTCGGGGGTTCGAGTCCCTCCTGAAACGTTTCCTACTACATAGGAAAAAACCATGTCTTTACTCTCTCAAAGAGATCGAGAACTTTCGATCAAAGCACTTGAATATTACAGTTCATTTGTGAAAGACGAAACGGACAAGATGGAGCTCAATGCTCTCATCAACTGGATCAAACTAGAATACACGAAGAATGAAAATTAACCTTTGGTATTGTGAAGACATGAAGAGGTGGCGTTGGACCTTAACCGACGAACCACGGAGACCATTCCTTCAAGAGAGTGGACAACAACCCTTTCTTCGTGATGCAATGAACGACGTTGCAAACACTGTAGAGTACGTTTTAGCTAACGATCCTCCAGAGTAAATGTATCTCATTGAAAAATATATCAGTGATAAACTTACTGATAATATAAAATCAATCGTTGATGAACTAACCAAAACATGTGCAGAGCCCTCTTGGAAAAAGAGTACTGTTAAAGGCAAAGATTTTGTCTTAATAGAAAAGAAAAAAGAACTACGAAGTATCGTTGAAATTTACGAAAGGCTACTGAGTAAACAATTAGATCTTCATAATGCATGGACAGTTTACGGTGAGGAAGGAACATACCATACTCTTCATAGACATTCCATAGTTCCAGATTTTATTTGTACAGTTTTGTTCTTAGAAACTCAAGGTGTATCTGCACCAAATGGAGATTTCTACGCAGTTCTAAATAATGAAGGTTATCAATTCACACCCAGAAAAGGTGATATATTAGTCTTTTCCTCTGATGTGTTTCATGGAACTTATCCACAGGTAAAAGGACTAAGACATACTCTCAACATGGATTTTGTTACTGTATGATGAAAGTAATTGATAATTATTTGGACGAAGATCTATGTGATGATATAGTAAGTCGTACTATAAAAAATCAACGATTCCCACTGTATCTTAATCACACAATTTCTACTCCAACTTCAAACGACGGAATTTTTTTAACCCATAACTTTCTAGATAATGGAGTAGAGAGTGATTGGTTTCATGTTGTTAAACCTCTACTAAAAAGAGTACAACGTGATCAAGATTTAATGTTGATTCGAATCAAATTAAATCTATATCCCAAAACATTCTTTGTTAAAAAACATCCGTGGCACACAGATTATCCCTTTCAACATAAAGGATTAATCTATTATCTGAATACTAACAACGGTAGAACTGACTTTCGTAATCTTGGGAAAGTAAAATCTGTAAAAAACAGAGCTGTTTTCCATGATCCAAGTGAACCACACAGGAGTACAACTTGTAGTGATTCTCTTTTCAGATCAAACATCGTTATCAACTACAACTAATTTCATTCCTCTGTAGCTCAGCGGTAGAGCCATCGACTGTTAATCGATTGGTCGCAGGTTCGAATCCTGCCGGGGGAGCCAGGGCGATTAACTCAGCGGTAGAGTGCCTCCTTTACACGGAGTAGGTCGGGGGTTCGAATCCCTCATCGCCCATTTGATTTTGAGTTTTACAATGAAATATGAAATCTTCAATAATAACTTCTTTATACAATTTCGGGCACCAAATGCCGAAGAATTTATTAAAGAACTAGAAACAGAAAACAATATTGATAACTCTGTTTTCAGTTGGGGTAGTTTATGTACAGTGGATAGAGTGCCATTGACTTGGCAAAAATATATGGACTTTATGTCACCAAGTCTACATGTTCTTTCTGATCAAATTGGTAAACCATTCCAGTATATCATGACAGATCCTTGGTTAAACATTTATAGCCAAGGTGGATTTCAGGAAGTTCATGATCATTGGGACAATGATTTTTCATGTGTGTTATTTTTGACTGAAGGTAGTAATTTTTATTTTCATGATAGAAATAAGATAGCAATGTCACTGCGAATGAAAAAGTTATTAGATCATCCATACATTAATGATAATTGGATTCCAAAAGTTAATGTTGGCGACATAATGTTTTTTCCATCTCATATGCTTCATGGGGTGTCGCCAAACAAAAGTAAGGAATTGAGAAAAACTTTTTCTTGTAACTTTAAAATCACAGACAATTAAATACCATGGCTACTGTAAGATGCAAACAATGCAATAGAGAACTCACAAGTTCCTCAAAATTTCAAACGTGTGGTTGCCCCAATATGACATCGGTTCATGGGGACAACATCACTGCGGTTGACCTCAGTAAAGTAGTGTTAACCAAAACGGAAAACACTGTAAATAAACACGGGGCCCTGTCCAATCAGGACCTACAATACCAAGAGGACAGACGGAAACGTAAGGTCCGCAAACTTGACTTTGAGGAACGATGATCAACCTGCACCAGAAGTTCAATCACTATCTAAATACTGAGAAACTCTTGGATCTTCGTGATGTGAATGAACGCCTGATCAGTTACGGCTGGGTAGATGATGGTTCAAACCTCACTGGTTACTATGTCTTGACAGAGAACTACGAACTGGTGTATAATCTTAAAGAAGAGTTCCAATACAAGGTTCCTAGAAAATCTCTTGCATCCTCAAGGAAAGGTGGTCGAGTGGTTTAAGGCTCTAGTCTTGAAAACTAGCGAGGTGAAAGCCTCCGTGGGTTCGAATCCCACCCTTTCCGTTTTCTAAATATACTTAATTATTTCTCCATCGATGGAACCTGAAGTTGAATCTCCTCCAGTGGACAGTGAACCAAGTGTCCAAGACGACTTGACTGATGAGTACTTGTCACTGTATACTGTGTATAACGACGACGCAAGTTAAGTCGTTCTCCTCTGGTGGTCCCGTTGATGGGGTTCAATTCCCTATAGAGGTCTTCCCCTTCGGGGGACCAAACCTACTATTCACTACAATGTCTTTGTCGTCTAAGTTCAAAAAGAACCTTCAAGTTCTTTCTCAGACCGTAGATGGTACTGTTTCTCTAGACTTCCAAAATCCTAAGCTGTATAAAAAAATCCTGCGTTATTATGAGGACCAGGGAGTTGAGTTTTACGATGACCCTTATGACACCTATGAGTATGTGATCGATCTTCTCAAAGAAGATCTTCAATCTGAAGGAGTGGCTGTCTGATGAGTGTTGTTCTTGAACGCGGTGATGTCCGTTATACTTACAACGGATATCTAGAAAATGGAGTCAAAGACTATCGTATGCAAGTCAAAGATGAGTATACGAAACGTTGGAATGATGTTTATTATTTTGATAATGAAATGCAGTGTACTACTGCAATTGAAGACCCTGACTATACCAACTGGCTCTTAGATCGTCCTTGTTATATCAAAGATGATTGACCATGTTTCTTGATAAACATATTTTCATAAAAAGAAAATGTTTAACTGAAGATCAGTGTAGTGTAATAAAAAACTATATTGATGATTCGGATTTAATTCCAAACAGAGGAATATACTACATGAATCAATGTAGATGTTCCTCTACACCTCATCCTTTTATGATTGATTCTTTAAAGGAATCATTGAACGAATACATTAAAAAACATTCGTTTCTTACAACACTATATGCTCCATGGGGTATAAGTGATCTTTACCATCTCCAAAAATACTTACCAGGTATGTCATACGCTGGTGAACATATGGAACATGGTAAAGATGTGTTTGATAGTAAAAGACTACTGGCTTGGATGATCTATCTAAACACAGTTACTGATGGTGGTGGTACTCGTTGGCCTCAACAAAATTTTAAGGCAAAAGCGCGAGTTGGTGATTTGTTAATATGGCCTGCTGGTTGGACTCATAGTCATCATGGAATTGTTTCTAATACTGAAACGAAGTACATAGTGACTGGATGGTGTGAATTTATGTAGAGATATGGAGTTTCTTATTTCTCAAAAAAATAAGTGGCGAGCCTGCAGAAAGGGGTGGTTTATCCACCCCTTTTGTTGTATAATAAATAAATCGATTCATTTATGACACTGATGAAAACTGCATTAGTTCTTGGGGCTGGAGGATTTATCGGCTCCTGGATGGTCAAACGACTAAAAGAAGAAGGATACTGGGTCCGTGGTGTGGACCTGAAACATCCAGAGTTCTCCCGTCACCAAGCCGATGAGTTTGTCATTGGTGATCTACGAGACAAGAGTTTTGTCAACCGTGTGGTTGAGTACAAGGGTCAACTGGGTAACTTCTACAACTCAATTCCTTACAAGATGATTGAAGGATTTGATGAAGTGTATCAGTTTGCGGCTGATATGGGTGGTGCTGGTTTCGTGTTCTCTGGTGAGAATGATGCAGAGATCATGCACAACTCAGCTACCATCAACCTGAACGTTCTTGATGCGATTGTCAAGACAAAAGGTATGGGACGTAAAGTTCCTAAGATTTTCTATTCATCTTCTGCATGTGCCTATCCTGCACACGTTCAAGAAGATCCCAATAATCCTGGTCTCCGTGAAGAAGATGCATATCCCGCCAATCCTGACAGTGAATACGGATGGGAAAAACTCTTTAGTGAGAGACTATATCTTACCTACGCTCGCAACCATGGGCTTGATGTTCGGGTTGCTAGGTATCATAACATTTACGGACCCGAAGGAACCTGGGAAGGTGGACGCGAGAAGGCCCCCGCCGCTATGTGTCGAAAAGTTGCGTCCATCGTGGGCGAAGAAGGCACGGTTGAGTGCTGGGGAGATGGAAAACAAACTCGATCGTTCTTGTACATAGACGATTGCATTGAAGCTACACGACGTTTAATGGAGAGTAATTACCGTGAAGTCATCAACATTGGATCGGAGGAAATGGTCACGATCAACGAACTCATCACGATCGCGGCAAAGGTTGCAAACAAGGCGGTGGTCATCAAACATATTGATGGTCCCCTGGGAGTTCGCGGTCGTAATAGCCAGAACGATCGGATCCGTGATTGCCTACGTTGGGACTATACCATTAGCCTTGAAGAGGGTATTAGACGAACATATCGATGGGTAGAAGATCAGTACAACAGAGCTAAACTCAATGATAGTTGGGAAGCATATTATTATCCAGAAGAGAGTGAAGTATGATTGGTTTTAATGTATTAGGTAAACTTGGACAACTGGGAAACCAGATGTTCCAAGTTGCGGCTTTGAGGGGTATTGCATCAAACAATGGATATAACTATGCATTTCCTATCACAAATGATGTATCGGTTGATCATCTTGGAAACAAACTGAGAGTTGATCTGCACAATCCATTCACTTTGCAGAATGTGAGTCCACTCAACATTCAGATGATTGATGCTGGTAGACCTATTGTTTCAGAAGGAACGTTTCACTTCAATGAGAAACTCTTTAATGAGTGCCCTGATTGGGTAAGTCTTCAAGGTTTCTTCCAGAGTGAAAAGTATTTTGCCCACGACAAAGCAATGGTTCGTGAGATGTTTACTTTCCGTCCAGAGATCCTTGATCCCGCAAGAGGACTGGTGAACAGTTTGAACAAGGCTCCAGTTGCCCTTCATATTCGCCGTGGTGATTTTCTCCGTAACTCTGGTAATCATCACAACCTTGAACTTGAATGGTATGCACGAGCTCTAGACAAGTTTGATCTTGGTGGTCGTCAGGTCGCAATCTTCAGTGATGATACTGAGTGGTGTAAACAACAAGACTTGTTTAAAGATGATGACAAGTTCTTGATTAGTGAGGGTAACTCACACTATACTGATCTTGCAATGATGTCTCTGTGTACTGGACACATTATCGCAAACTCTACTTTCTCTTGGTGGGGTGCATGGTTGGCTGATAGTCAAGAAGTGATTGCTCCTAAGAAGTGGTTTGGTCCAGACAACGCACATTTAGATACAAAAGATCTTTATCCTGATCATTGGGAGGTACTTGAGTGAGAGCCGCAAAAGTTGCTGTAGTATTCATTGGGACTGGTAAGTATCTCAACTTCCTTCCATCTTGGTACGAACGTTGTGAAGAGAACTTTCTCCCCGATATGGAGAAACAATACTTTGTTTTTACTGATGGTAATGTTCCTGAAGTACCAGACAATGCCATCGTATATCCAGTAGAACATCTGGAGTGGCCATACATCACTCTCTACCGATTTGATATCATCAATAGGGCTCGCAAGGAGATTGATAAGTTTGATTGGTTGGTCTTCCTTGATGCAGACATGGCTGTGGTTGACAAGGTAACTCCTGAAGAGTTCTTTGATAACACGGGAACCAAGTCTTTCTTTGGTGTTCATCATCCGTGTCACTTCCTTAAGTTCCCTCCACACAATCAACCACCTGGATCATTTGAAACTAATCCTCTGTCAACTGCAAAGGTTCCTGAGGATTATGACTTCTCCATCTACTGGCAGGGATGTCTCTGGGGTGGTCGAGTTCCAGATGTGTTGGAGATGATGGATGAACTTCATGATCGCATCATGAAAGATGAGAAGAACAATGTGATCGCACAATGGCATGATGAGAGCCATCTCAATGCTTTCTACGCACAGAACAAAGAGGTGGTTCACACTCTTGGTCCCGAGTATGCATTCCCAGAAGTGTTTGCAGAGGCATGTGATTTCCAACCTAAGATGGTTCATTTAGCAAAGGATAATAGTAAGTATCATGCCTAAGAAAAAGATTGCCATTCTTTACTCTGGACAACCACGAGCTTGGAGAGAGTGTTTTCCAAACCATATGCGGTTCTTGTTTCAACCAAACATGGAACATGAGATTGATGTCTTTGCACATATTTGGACACCTGTAAATGGTGTAGAAGATAAAACACTCCACTACTTTGTAGAAAGTCTCTACAACATCAAAGGTATTGAGTGGGAACCTGCGAAGAGTTTTGAACATGAAACGATTGTTCCTGATCGTAACGCATATCATCCACTGAACAACATTGTCTCTCAGGCTTATAGTCTGTGGAAGACCTGGGATATGATGGATAAATACGTGCAGGAATATGGGGAATACGATATTGTCGTAAGAACCAGAACCGATAACTGGTTCGTAGAACCATTGGGTAACCTATCTGATTATGATCCTGAAGGACTTCATATTACAGATATTAAGAGTCACGAAGACTACGCATTGGGTGATACTTTTGCATGGGGCGACTACAATGCAATGAAAGCTTATTGTAGTATGTTCCCAGACTTCGAAACTATTGTAGAAGAAGGAGCTAGAGTAAATCCAGAATGTCTGTTAGGATGGGCTATTAAAAGGAACCATATTAACACCCACAAACACCCAATGTATCCTAAACTTTATAGAGATGTGTGATGACAAAACTTGTAATCTTTGATCTTGATGGTGTTCTTATTGATAGTAAAGATTACCACTTTGATGCACTAAACAATGCACTTGCAAAAGTTGGTGAAGAGTATGTAATCACACGTCAAGAACACGTTAGTATCTACGATGGTCTGCCAACCAGGCCAAAACTTCAACTCTTGACTAAGAACAAGGGTCTTCCAACTGAACATTATGATCAGATCTGGAAAGACAAACAAGAAGAAACTCTTAGAATCTTTGATGAACAAGTTCGCAAAGACTATGAGTTGATGGGATACTTCCAACAACTTAAGGATGAGGGATACAGTATTGCTGTTGCATCTAATTCAATCCGCAATACTGTAAAGATCATCCTCCTTCGTCTGGGATTGCTTGAGTTTATCGATCTCTACATCAGTAATGAAGATGTATATCGTAACAAGCCCTATCCAGAAATGTACTGGAAGTGTATGATTAGGTTGGGTGCCCTTCCTAAGGACACTGTGATTGTGGAAGACAGTCATATTGGCCGTCAAGGTGCCATTGACAGTAAGTGTCATCTGGTTCCCGTTGATGACCGCAAAGATTTCAGTCAACAAAAGGTTGACAAGATCAAATCTATCTTAAATGATACTAGTAAGAAAAAAATTGCCTGGAGGTCTGAGAAAATGAACGTTCTGGTTCCTATGGCTGGTGCGGGTAGTCGATTTGCCAAGGTCGGTTATACGTTCCCT